CTTAAGCGAAAATTTTAGAACGTGTTATAGCACGTGGGCATGGGGTTGCCCTAGTGTGAAGTCCACTCACTTCACACCAGCACCAGAGGGTTTCTGGAATTTAACACGGCATTGCCGTGGCGCGACTGGATTTAAGGTCGCGACGTTCGCTTTGCGAATACGTTTTGGACGACTCACAGTCGTCCAAGAAACATCTTCGTCATCGGATTGAGGAATATTGGTCTGCACGCCTTGGATATCACCACCAAGAACTAGCAAGCCAGGTTTGGCCTTTGGTTCTACGATCACATTACAGTCACGAGGTTCCAACAGCTCAGATAAGCTGTTGGCACCTTGCAACCAATCTGCAAAAGATACAAAATCAAAATTGGGTAATTCACTTCGAACTACGTCAACCATCCAATCTGCATGTGCGTTTGGGTAAGTGCCGACATCAGTAACATTCCAAGCATTGCCCAAATTCTTAAATTTGTCAATCTTCATGTTACTCAGTTTTACAACCTTCGACACAAAAGGACCTAACACGGGAGTATTAGAGTCATTTAACCACATAGCAAATGATTTGTCAACCAGTTTTGACACTGGTTTAATATTGGATGGCATATGAACTGTAACGTGGAATTTCGCGAAAGCTCGGGCTGGCGCAATCATGGAATTCATGTCGCCATACCAGACATCGGGCCCGTAACGTCTGGAGAGAAAATTCACCCCTATCTCGCCTCGCTTCACGACATCCGCCGTCAAAACCTGTCCTACTGCCGCGGCCGCTTTCTCGTATATTTTCTTGGAGACATTAGCTGTAACTCCATCGTCACCCATGTACACACCTAAACCGGACCATGAATCCTCAGGTAATGCATGTTCCATGCGCATGGCCAAAAAGGCCACAAACGCATTAACAATAACATTAAAAGGCGAGGTCTCAGGAGATCCTGACAACCTAGCGGTTCCAGTATTGTACTTAACACCAAGTTTGGTACACCCGCGAAGATTAAATTGTTTCTTCATAAGGCGTAACATCTCGGCATGACAGGCGACATCAAACACTCGAGTCATCAGTAAACGTTCTAACTGACGAGCGACTTCGGTTATCCGTCCGTCCATACGGCTAAAATCGGTCATATTAACAAACAACGCAGAAGAGCACACATTAGATATGCGCTCAGCAATATCCTTGTTCGAGCGACCTGATGCATACCATTCCATGGTCTTCATATAGTCACTCAAAGCATACATATACCGCGAATAATCTCGCTTATCTGGCCCATTAATTTGGGATATGATTCGCGGATCATTAGGGGTCATGTACGCCTCGCGCTTGACGAAAGTTGATGACTTATTGTCACCTATTTCATACTCGGCGTTCTCAAGAATACGCTGCTGCGTAGGTCTGGCTTGTCTAGTGTAAACCTCAGGGATTTCCACCGGATATAACCGTTTTAAGCCTAGTCCTTTCGCGAAACATTCAGCAAATTCCTCCATAACTCGTAAAAGAAATGGAGTAAATG